CGCCGGAAGACGGGCGTGGCAGACGGGGCGGGCAAGCGGCACAAGATCGCGGCGTACCTCGGAATCAAGGCCGGAGACGTGGGCTACGCGAAGGCCGCGGCGTACCTGTTCGGAGCGGCGGGCGTCGGCATCCAATTCCCGGACAGCGCGATGGATCAGTTCAACAACGGCGAGCCGTGGACGCCAGTGAAGGGCGCGAGCATCGAGGGCGGACACTACGTGCCGCTGGTCGGGTTCGACGGGAAGTATCTGCTGGTCGTGACATGGGGGCAGGTGCAGAAGATGAGCGTGGACTTCTACAAGGAGTACTGCGACGAGGCGCTGGCGTACGTGAGCGAGGAGTTCATCAGCAAGGGCAAGAGCCCGGAGGGCTTCGAGCTGACGCAGCTGGAGAACGACCTGAAGGTGCTCCGGTAGACTGACGGAGCTTGTTGCGAGCCAGCGAACGGCCCGGCATCCAATTGGGGGGAGATGCCGGGCCGTTCCGCGTATCGGTCAGGCCCGGACGAGAGAGCCGTGGCGAGCGGCACGAGCGCGCCGATGCGCCATGGTAACGCGGCGTGTGGCAGTATGCGGGGCATGGCGCTTGTGTTCGGGAAAGTGGTGGGCCGATTCCTGGCCGAGGTGGGCGACGCGGCCGACCCGGACAGTAACCCAGACGTGAACCCGCTGAGCGGAACGGTGACGTTCAAGCCAGCTGCGCCGTGGCTGCTCGACCCCGAGATGCCAGCAACGATCATCCCGTTCGCGGTGACATGCGAGCTGGACGAAGACGGCTACCTGACGTACAACGGCGAGACGGGCGTGTGGTTGCAGGCGACCGACGACCCGAGCATCAACCCGACCGGGTGGACATACCAGGTGAGCTTCGCGCTGACGTACAGCGGAACGGCGCTGCCATACGGGCCGTTCAGCATCCAGGTGCCGCACGGAGAGACGGTGGACCTGACGACGGTGACGCCAGTGGCAAGCGGCGGCGGAGTGCTGACGACGCAGGGACCGCAGGGTGAGCCCGGAACGAACGGCACGCCGATCATCGTGCTGGGGCCGAGCGACCCGGTGCCGGATGGGACTGAGGCCGGAACTATCATCATCAGGACAGCCGCGTGAGGAGCGACGAGATGAACGACGAGAGCAGGATCATCGGCACGGTGCACGCGGTGCTGACCGATAAGGACGGCAACGTGAAGGGCGAGTGCACGGTGCACAACCTCATCACGAGCGTGGGCGATCAGATGTACGCGGCGAGGGGCAGCGGCATCGCGAGCCCGCCCGCAGCGCCGACCGGCATGAGGATCGGCACGGGGAGCACGGCGGTCGCGAAGAGCGGCGCGGGCGCAGCGATCGGGACGAAGATCACCGGGGGCAACCAGGGGTTCGACGCGACATACCCGCAGGCATCCGGCGGCGTGGTGACGTACAAGACGACGTACGGCGCGGGCGTGGGCACGACGGCGAGCGCGGTGACGGAGGCCGTGCTCGTGAACGACACGATCGCCACAGACACGGCGACGGCCGCGGCGAACACGATCGCCCGCGTGCTGCTGACCGGCATCGGCAGCAAGGGCGCACAGGACACGCTCGCGATCACGTGGACGCACACGCTTCTCGGCGCATAACCCGCTGAGAGGGGAGGCCCGAGATGACTCTCAGGGTCGGGTGGAGCTTCGACGCGGGCAGCGGCAGCACCGCGACGGACGTGACGGGCAACGGTCACACGGCGACGGTCGGCGGATGGGCAGCAGGCCACAACAGCAACGGCGCGGCGATCCGCGGAGCCGCGGGCAGCAGCAGCGTGGCCGCGGCGAGCTACGTGGGGACGCTGTTCACGGTGACGGCGTGCACGATCGAGTGCTGGGCACAGCCGGTCGCGTTCTCCGGGACGCCGGACATCATCACGTTCACGAACGCCACCGATGACCGGTACGTGGGGGCGTACTGGGGGGACAACGCGCACATTCGGCTCTACCTCCAGGACAGCGCCGGATACCAGGAGTCGGCACTGATTGAGCTGACGATCGGCGCATGGACGCACATGGCGATCACGCTGGACAGCACGAGCGTGAAGCTGTACCTGAACGGCATTCTGGCGGCGACGCTGACCCGCACGGCGGGCGCGACGATGGGCGCGCTGAACGACATAGCGCTGGGAGGCCACGGCGCGAAGGGCGGAGGCGTCTACTCCGACTACCGGCTGTACGACAACGCACTGACGCAGGCGCAGGTGCTGACGGACATGTACACGCCGCTGAACTGGACGCCGAGTGTGAGCGTGCCGGCATCCACGGTCGAGTGGGCGGCCGACGAGGGAACGGGCACCACGGTGGCCGACTCGTCGGGGAACGGCAACACGGGCACGGCATCGAGCGCAGGGTGGGTAACGGGCCACGGTACGCATGCGAAGGCAGCGAGCGGCAGCGCGACCGCGCCGGGCGTGGCGCTGGAGAAGGCGCTGATCGCGCACTACAGCGCGGTGACGATGATGACGTGGGTGAAGGGCATCACGTACACCGGCAGCGGCGACCTGTTGGAGATGAAGAGCGACCACAGCAGCACGGAGTACGCGACGATCTATCGCTACCCGAGCGCCGACGTGCTGACAGCGGAGGTGAAGGACAGCGCGGGCACGACGACGACCACGGTGGCATATCCGTTCGTGACGACGGCCGTGTGGACGCACATCGCACTGGTGCTGGACAGCACGAGCGTGAAGCTCTACATCAACGGCGAGCTGGCCATCGTGAAGGCGCGCACCGGCAGTGCCGACCTGGGGGACATGGCGCTGCTGTACGCAGGCGGCACGGACACGAAGTTCAACCAGGGCGCGGTGAACGACACGCGCGTATACCCGGCGGCACTGAACGACGACACGATCCGGTATCTGTCGAATCTGGCGGTCACGCCGAGCGGGAGCAACTACACCGCAAGCCCGGCCGACAACGAAGGGTTGACGGACACCGCGAGCACGACGAGGAGCAGTGCGCGAACAGCGGCGGACGCCGAAGGCGCGACGGATGCGGCGACCGTACAGCTGAGCGCGGTGCGAGCGGCGGCGGACAGCGCGGGCGGCACGGACGCCGTGACGGTGGTCGTGACGGCATCGAGGACGGCGAGCGACACGCTGGGCATGACGGACAGCGTGAGCGCAGAGCTGACCAGCGGGTACGCGGTGACGCCGAGCGACGCTGAGAGCCTGTCTGACGCGGTGGCGACGGCGATGGGCACCGGACGCACGGCGAACGACAGCGAGGCGCTGAGCGACGACGTGGCGGCGCGGCTGGACACGAACCGCGGCCCGGCCGACAGCGCCGGAGCGACGGACGACGCGACATGGAGCATGGGGCGCGAGCGCGCGGCCGACGACGCAGTAGGGATGACGGACCACGTGACAGCGACACTGACGCACGCGGGGCAAGTGACGGTCAGCGTGTGGGACGGCAGCGCCGAGTCCGTGGGGACGATGACGATGTGGAACGGGAGCGCCGAGGTCGCGGTGGACATCAGCATCCAGTCGTAATCCGGTTATCGGGGTATATAATGATGACAACCGAGAGAACGGAGTCATCATGGGAGCGCACACGGCAGAGCCGAAGCACTACGACATCAACGTGAAGCTGATCGGACATGACAGCAACGCCTTCAACGTGATCGGGCGGGTGACGCTCGCGATGCGAGAGGCAGGCATCAGTCGCGAAGAGCGGGACGCGTGGGTGGAGCGAGCGACCACTGAGACGACCAGCTACGCAGAGCTGCTGGAGTTCGTGCAGAAGAGCGTGAATGTCTCGTGAACGGGCTGACCTGGGAGGAGCGGGTCAAGGGTTGCATCATCGGCGGAGCGGTCGGGGACGCACTCGGGTATCCGGTGGAGTTCGTACATAGCGAGACGATGAGCCAGCGCGGGCCGGTGACCGACTACGCCGGGCCGCGCGGCGAGTGGAGCGATGACACGCAGATGACGTTGTTCGGGCTGGAGGCTGCGCCGTACAAGAGCAGGCCGAGAGCGTTCGAGAAACAGATCGCGATGGCGTACCACAGGTGGTACTTGACGCAGACGCGCGACGAGCCCGCGGCAGGCGACGAGGGGCTGCTGGGCAAGGAGTGGATGCACGAGCTGCGCGCGCCGGGGTTCACGTGCCTGACGGCGCTGAGCCACGCGACGGGGCTGCACGCGATGCCGACAGCAGTGGAGGGCAGCAAGGGGTGCGGCGCGGTGATGCGGGCAGCGCCGTTCGGGCTGGACCCGACGACGACCGACCGAAGGGCGTACTGGCAGGGGTTCCTGAGCGGGCGACTGACGCACGGGCACGTGACAGCCGGGGAGAGCGCCGGGGCACTGAGCGCGATCATCCACAAGATCGTGACGGGTGCGCCGATATGGACGGCGGCGCACGACGTAAAGCGGATGCTCACGCCGGGCGGGGAGACGGACAGGGCCATCGACCGAGCGCTGCAAGCGGCGAGCCTGGGCGATCCAGGGCAGCAGACGCTGGAGCTGTG